AAGGTCGCTTGTTTACCAATACAACTATTGGCAAAGACCTATATACAATTATGAAAGAATCGCCAAACATGGTTGGTGGTGTTTCAGTTGGTGCATACGCCGATGAATATCAAATGGTAAACGCTAATAATGAAGTTATGAACCCATTAGACCCTGCTTATGATGAGGGTTACTTTCAAATTACTAAAGGGGGCTTGCGCGAAGTGTCTATCGTGATGAACCCAAACAATCCTGAAGCAAATATAAACAAACTTGAAAATGTTTATCGTGCTGACGGAACAATCAACCTAAAAGAAGTAGAATCTGTCTTGCGTGATGCAGGATTGACAAAGATGCACGCAACCGCCGCATCTAGCATTTTCAACAAAGTAATTAAATTGCGTGATGCAGGTAATGAAACCGTTGAAACGCCACCAAATTTGAGTGAATCAGACGCGGCGGTTAATCAAGCGATTCTAGCCGAATTAAACAAGCGTGAATTGCTTAAACAACTTAATAAACGAATTAAAGGATAAATCATGTCAGTTGAAATCATTGAAAAGTTAGACGCGATTGAAGCAAATAATGTTGCTGAAATTGCTAAAGTTACTGAAGCCGTAACTGCAAAAGTTGATGCAGTTGAAGCGTCATTTTCTGAAAAAGTAGCCGCTTTGGAAGCCAAAGTTGCATCTATTAACCCTGCACCATCAATTTTAAAAATTGAAAAAACCATTCGTGGCGATGTGAACAAGATGGTTAAAGAACAATTAGCCGCTTTCCACAAAAGCAATAGCCGCACCGAAAAAGAATTAAAAATGTTTGAAGATGAAAGCCATTATTCAGCATATTTAAAAGAAGCGTCTGCTTTAACAGGCGGCGGTAACAACCAAGGTGGTCGCACAGCCTATGACCCTGTATTTGTTGCATTGCGTCTTTCAAACCCTATGCGTGGTTGTGCAAGAACAGTTGCAACTGACGGTTCATCATATCAATTCCGCGTAAAAACGGGCAATGCAGGCGCGCAATTCGGCTATGCTATTCAAAACAACGGCGCGGCAACAACTGAAGATACAAGCATTTGGCAAATTGTTTTAAAAGACCTAAATGTTCAATTCCCAATCAGAACAGCCGCTTTGGATGACATTGATGGTTTAGAAGCCAATGTTGTTGATGATATGCTTGCCGAGTTTGCACAAACTGAAGCGCAATCAATGATTTCAAACAACGACCAAACAGGTTCAGGCACAACAGTTGCAACTGGTGGTGCTGACGGCTTGCGCGGTTTAGACCAATACGCAGGTAACAACACAACTTACACAGGTGGTGTTTGTTCAGTTGCGGCATTTGGTTCAAGCGGCACAGGTTCAGCAACAGGTTTACACTCACTTGCTACTTATGACCAATTGACAACTAATGCAAACACAGTTGGCGCAAACAACATTACTTACAAAGATGTCATTAACTTTATTTACGCTTTGCCACAACAATACTGGACAGAATCAGCAAAATTCATGGTTTCACCAATCTTGTTACAAGCAATTCGTGGTTTGACAGATTTGCAAGGTCGCCCAATCTATGTTGATGGTTTATCACGCACAGATGGCATTGTTGGTTCATTGTTAGGCTTTGATGTTGTTGTTAATAAATACTTAGACACACCATCACAACTAACAACTGCGGCGGCAGGCACAGTTAGCAAATACCCAATGTTCTTTGGCGATTGGGAAAAGTTCTACACCATTATTGACCGTTTAAACATGGTGTTGCGCCGTTACGACCAAACATTGCCTGGCTTTATCACATTCTTTGGTGAAAAACGCTTGGCAACATCTGTTCGCGACCCGTTTGCTGGTGTTCGTTTCCGTTCTACTGGCACAGCCGCTAACTAAATAATTAGGCTTAGGGCGGTGGAAATAATCGCCGCCCTTTTTTTAACCTAAAGGACATACCAAAATGAAAATCGCTGAAAGAGTTTTAGAGGGCATAAAAACCGCCTTAATTGATGGTGAAGCCACCGTTAATTTAAAAGTTGAAGAAGCAAGCGCGATTACTGGAAGCGGTTCAAATGTTGGTGGTCGCACCTATTTTGATGATGCTTTTGCCGCCGCGCGTTATGCAAATCCATTCCGCATGGGCGCAAGACAAATAACAGCAGTAGAATCAGATATTCAATTTGTTGCTAAAACGGGTAATGCCGCAGATGCAACAGACCCTTGGGGTTACACAGTTAATCCTAATAGCGGTTCACCTAATATAGATACAAGCATTTGGCAGTTGCCTATGCGTGCAATTTCAGCACAGTTGCCAATCCGTAGCGCGGTGTTAAGCGATGTAAACGGTTTGGAATTGGAAATTGTTGAAGATTTAGCCTTTGAGTTTGGTCAAATTGAAGCCGCATCTATGGCACTTAATAATGACCAAGCAGGTTCAACAACAACAGTAACAGGTGCAACAGACGGTTTACGCGGTGTGTTTACATACCCGACAAGCACAACTGCGGCGGCATTTGGCACTAGCGGCACAGCAATGACCAACGGCAGGCACACAGTTTTAGCCGTAAACCAAACGGCGGCAGGTATAGTTTATGACGATGTTGTAAATTTAGTTAAAGCATTGCCACCACAATACTATGCAACCCCAACAACTGCTTGGCACGCCCATCCAAATGTAATACATGATTTGCGTCAACTTGTTGCATCAGCAGGTGGTGGTGGTGGTGGTGGAAGTGCTAATGCTTCACGCTTATTTATAGAAACTGGCGATGATGATGGCGGTGCTGTTTTAAATATGTTTGGCTTTCCAGTAATTCCAAACCCATACATGGATTTTACTGGCGCAGGCAAAGTAACACTTGCATTAGCAAACTGGGATAGATTCTTGACTATTGCCGATGCTGAAACAATGACAATTAAACGCTTTGACCAAACGCAGGCAGGTTTTGTAACTATGTATGCTGAAATGCGGATGGCATCTTCAATTCGCGATGTATTTGCTGGCGTGTTCTTGAAAGGCGTTTAATCATGGCGGTGAACAACATTAGTGGTGTAGTAAATCTTGCGCCCACGCGCAATCCGTTTAACTATGATAAGGTTGTTCAAACAAGCCGCGATTTACAAACACAATGGCTAACCCTTGATGAAATTACCAACCAATTAAACTTGTTTGGCGATGAATCACAGGATAGTTATTTAAGTGATTTAGAAGTTGCGGTGCGGATGCACATTGAAGATTATTTGGGCTTACCAATTTTTAATCAGTCTTATACTGTTTATTATGGCGCGTCTGCTTTATACGGCACGCCTTTAACATTGGATTTGCCTGAAGTTTCACAAAACGGCGTAACAATAAACAGCGTTAAGTATTACAGCGATGCAAGCCCAACGGTTTTAACAACTGTTGCGGCTAATTCATATTTTTATGATGTTACAGGTAACAAGGTGATTCTTAATGATTTGCCGACCGACCTTAATACATTTATGACATCGCCTGTTGTTTGCAGTTACACAATCAGTTCAAGCATATTGGCGCAATACCCTGTTATTAAACAAGCAGGCTTGTTATTGCTTACGCACCTATATAACAATAGAAGCGAAACAACGGCTGGGGCTTTACAAAGAATACCGTTTGGGGTGGATGTATTGCTAAGGCAATATAAACCGCTTGTGATGTGATTATATGGCTATTGCACGGTTTGAAAATGTAAACATTAACACGCTAAGTTTTGGTGTTGATACTTTTGGCGAATATACAACAACAACGACACTTTGGTTTGTTGGTCGCCCGTTAGTTTCCGAAGTTAGAAATTCGGTTGCTATTACAGAACGGTATCGCGTGTATTCAGATTTAATAAGCATGAAATTTAATTACACGCCTAACATGAAAACTATTGCAGACGGGCAAAACAATTACAGCGTGACTTGGCGCGGTAATGAATGGCGAATAACTGATGTTATTGAAAGCAATGATAGAATGAGTGTTACTTTAATGTGCTACCGTTCTGACCCTGCGACAAAGGCTTAACATGACAACGCAAAATAATGTTAGTAACTATGCAAGGGCAATACAGGCGCAACTAACAAGCATTGCCACGCCTGTTCCTGTTTACGCAAACTTTAATCGTAACTGGGCAACTGAAACAAAGTTTATAACATGGCAGTTAAGGGATGTTCACCAACCCGTTTACACAGGTATTTATCAAAGTAATAAAGGTGCTGATTCACCAATTTTTCAAATAAGTATTTTTACAACAAACATGGCGGATGGATTTAATCTGTCAAATACAATAATA